TCGCGACAACATTGGAAACCGTCACTGTAAGAGCGTAGTCGGCTGCGTTCACATTGCAGCCCGCCTTGAACAGCATATGGCGGCACTTGCGCATGTAGACCTGGCGCAGTCCCATTCGGCGCAGCGACGAAAAGATACTCTCACAATTGAGTGTGACTGTCGCAATTGCCGTCGGCGTTTGGAGTACGCGCCCTTTCCACACAACACCACCAAGCGTCGGATTTGAGTACAGCGTGCGAAAGATCGTCAGCGTGGTAACAGCATCGGGCGCGTAGGCCAAAAATGCAGCGGCCATTGCGTTGGTGCTCGGCAGTGTGACGCCAAGATCGTTCTTGGAAATATCGCTCCCATTCTTGATATTGCCCGCAAGTCCGATCACTTCTGACAGCCACGTTTGTCCGAGTGCCGTGAAGTCAACAGGCAGCGCGCAGTAGCGCCAAGTCGTCGAGCCGCGCACGAATTGAAACAGCAGCACAGGATCTGCATCTTGCACTGATTGATCGATGCTATCGTAACTCACGCGGGAACCTCGACAGTCGGCGCAACAACAGTCACCGCCAAGCCCGGCAAATACTGGAATTCTACTCGATCAGAATCAAGGCGGGAGAGTGTCAGCAGGCAAACCCTGTCAACGTAAGCGAGATCAATCCCGCCGCTGAACGCGCCGCCTGTGTAATGCAAACGCTCGCTGCCCGAAATTTCTGTGGATACGCTTGTTATTTGCAGTGGGATAAAGCCGCCAACTGTTGTGATTACAACAATATGTGAGCCGATTCCATAGGTATTGACAAAATCAATTTCCGCCACTTGCACGAACGTATCGCCGCCCGCAATCGCCTTTGTCATTACAAAGTCAGCGTTCCAGCTAGGCAGCCAAAATGACAGCCAACGCCCGCGCAACGACGCGAGGAAAGATCGCAGGTTGATCAGTTCTGCCGCTGTCTGTGCCGTGATTGACAGATTCATGCCCAGCACAGCAGCATTGCGCAGCGGGAAGTTGATCAAAGGCCCAATTTTGGAATCAAGTGTATCTACGTCGCGTGTGAGCTTGTCTTCATCGGCGTTGATTTCCTCACGCATTGACGTCACAAGCGGCTTTCCTGCGTAGGTCGGATACGCTGTAGCGCCGCCGTCGATCATGCTTTCGGTAGCAGTCACTACAAACACAACTTGCGCCGTGTTGTAGTGTGCAGGCGGTCGCTTACCGGAAAATGGCTGAGCGAACGTGCCGACACGCAAAGGCGCAACAGTTGGCCGCGAATAGCTGTTGACCGTTGCGCTGATTGTAATTGTACCTGAACCGATTGCAGAAATTGTGCAGGCTTCGCAGTGATCGTAAGCGTCCCACAACAACAGCGAGCCGCCGAGCTTGTATGCAGGCGCGTGCGAAGCGTCGATAGGAATAGAGACTGTCCCCACGCTCAATCCCGGTATGTCCACAAGGCAAGTCCAGTCAGGAACAAGCAGCGGATCGCCGCCAATCAGCCGCGCCTTCTCGCGCGCAAGCCCATATTCCTGTGCGCCCATTTGATGGTTGAACGTCAGCGTTTGGCGCGGCAGCGGGCGCAAGCTTTGGCGCCGCTCTGTCGACTTGCACGGGATAACGTCAGTCAACCATTCCAGGCTTTCAATGACGTCGCCTTGCGGTCTATGTGGCCACAGTTCCAAGTGCTACCCTGTAATCGACCTTATCAGCGCACTGTTGCGCTTGATATGCAAATTCATCGCTTGGCTTCCGCGCGTACTACTCATGTAGTGATCGAAAGCGCCATTGATGTCGTCGTGCAAATGCACAGAGATGTTAGGCGCAGCACTCTTGCCGCCGCCAAGCAGTGCCGCCGTGTCTGCGCCGCCGATCACGGTAGCAGGCCCCTGGACACGCGAGCGCCCGTGAAGCATCACAAGCTCTGGCCTGCGCTCAGCAACGTCGCCGCTGCTACCGTCGTAGATGGTGCCACCTGAATCGTAAGAGCCGCTATACGCAGTGTTTGAAATCTGCGCGACAATGCCCGCACCTTGCGCTGCTGCTTTCAAGTACAGCGGGATGTTTGCAGGATACGGCTGCTTGCTCGCTTCTGCCATTGACTGAAGCATCGCAATTTCAGCCGACGCGATACCGAATGCGCGCTGTACATCAAACATCGTCCGGTACTCTTTGCTCTGTTCGCCGTGCGCGTTCTTCATCACAGCGGCGAGGCTGCCAAACATCGCAGCGGCGTTCTGTGTGGACTGCGCCGCTAGTTCCATGTTCAGTTTCTTGATTTCTGCAGTGCGTGCCTTCTCAATTGCGATTGATTTGGCAGCATAGGTTTGCTCAGCCGCGAGTTTGAGCACTTCACCGTTTTTGCCGTTCAAGTTGTCAGACAATGCACCTTCTAGTTCATTGTGCTGACCTGCTGTCTTGCGGTTAATAACCTGCATTTGCGACTGTGGGCCGATGCCGATGTTCTGCAAGCGCTTCTGCAATTCAAGCTGTGCCTTCGCAGACTTTCCTGCGATGTCGTCAAGATGCTTGTCCCATAGCAAACTATTCTTGGCCCACAACTCTTCAGAATCCGGGCCGGTGTATGCAATAAGAAACTCGCGCCGCTTTTCGTAGCTCGCGCGCTCGGCATCTTCCTGCTTGTTCAAGGAATCGCGCACAATTAGATATTGCTCGTATTCCTGTTTGCCAACCATTTCAGTATAGGCGGCGTAATTAGTCTGTTTGCCTTCTGCAATTTTCGGCGCGTAGCCTTCGCGCTTTGTCTTGTCGCCGCCGTTGTCACGGCGATACTGGCGCTCATTCTCAGCTTGCGCCTCTGCCAAAGTCATATCCCCAACATGCGACTCGCCTAGTGCTGTCAACTTGGCAATTAGCGCCTCATTCTTCGCGTACTGTGCAAGTGCTTTGTCCGCCGATGATTGCGCGTGCGCTTCAAGGCGTGCTGCCAATTGCGCCACTTCAGAGCGCGAAGCCGTCGGATCTGCCCAAGACGCCATTGTCTTGTCAAGTTTGCTTTGCTCAGCCGCGCGAGCCTTATCCGCTTCAAGCTCACGCACACTCTTGTGTACTTTATCAAACAGTGCCTCGACAGATGAAGTCATTATGTCGATCACTGACGTGCTTGCGCCGACAGTCGACTGTATCAGTGAACCAAGCGACGATTCGGCAATAGTATCGATCAGCTTTTCCCAAGCATCATGCGTGCGTTTGACGGCGCCGCCAATAGTATCCATTTGGCGGTCAACAGCGCCAGCAAACTCTACATTGCCGAGGCTTTGCATATAGCCTTCGATTGCTTCGGCGTTGTTCGCAATTGTCTCTGTTTGCCCGTGGAACGTAACCGCTAGGTTGTCCCCTTCTTCCTTGACCTTGATGCCGTACTCACGCAATCCGCGATAGCTGCCTTGTGTTGCGTGCTCAACGGCTGACGTCACTTCGCCGAGGCTGTGTCCTGTTTGAGCAGCGATATTGCTGTAGGATTTCAGCGCTTCGCGGGAATTGTTGAGCCCCGTGTTGCCTAGAAACACGAACGCCTCGGCGACTTCTCGCACAGTTGATGGCAACTTGCCGAGCGTCATTGATTCTAGTTCTTCAAATTTGTCGTTAGCGCTTTCGACGCTACCTGTAACGCCTGTGATGCGCGCTTCGAGATTGCTAATCTCAATTGCAGCTTCTATAACCTTGTCTTTGCCAGATTCAATAGTCGAAAACAGCTTCTCAACGCCTACGGCAGCAATCCCCGCCGCGCCGCCCGCGAGCGCGCCAAGCCCAAGCGCAGACATTGCCCCTTCCCCGGCACCAGCGAGAGCGCCGCCGCTACTTGCTTGTTGGTTGGCTTCAATTCGTTGTAACGACGGGCGAATCGGCAGCACGCCGTCAAGCCCGGCCTTCGCCCGCTGAATAGCGTTGTTCCATAGCTCGTCTTCGCGCTTCGCCGCCTTGTCTGCCGCCGCCATTTGTCGCGCGGCTGCCTTCTCGGCGGCTTCGGCCTTGCGGTCAGCATAGGCCAGCGCCTTCTGCTTGGCATCGTTCCACGCCGCATCCTCGCGCGCCGCCGACTCTGCCGCCTGCTGCGCCTGGCGTGCTGCCGCCGCTGCCGCTCGCTGCGCAGCCTTCTCTGTCGCAACGGCTTTCTGTTCTGACGCTGCAACCGCTTTCGCAGTCTCGCGCGCTTCTGCCGCCGCGATCTCAGCAAACACATCCGCCATGTGCTGATGCTGCTTCTCTGTCTCTTTTGACGTGGCAGTTAGTTGCTTCAGATCCCGGTCGGCACTTTGCACGCCACTACTGGTGACGACTACTTCAAGATGTGCTGTGCTGGCCATTTGCAACCTTTCTGCGTAACTTATCCAGTGCGTGCAATGCTTCGGCTTCCCATGTTGCTAGCTGCCGCCCTGTCAACTTCGTGCAAGCCTCGATTTCCCGGTAAGTAAGATCCTCTCCTGTTGCTAAGTCGCAAAACAATGTCCACAAGTGCAGTAATTCGGTGGGCGGCTCTGGTGCTTCTGTATGCCCTGGCGGTAGTTTGCCTGTGCGCGCTTTGTACGCTGCTACGGAAGCGGCGAGGCTGTGATCTGATCCTGCTGTGGCGGGTTTGCCGAGTCCGAGTTGATATTCTGCCCATCCGTAGAAGCGGGCGAGTTGATCCCTAAAAAACGATCACGGTCGCACGCCACATAGTAGACCTGATCGCTCAAATAGGGCGCTTCACGGAACAAATCCGTAACGTTCGCAACGGTGCAAGCGTCGTCGAAACTCCATTCGGCAACAAGTGCCACGCGCTCTGCAAGCTGTGCTTCGTCCTTCTCTGCTTGCGTGGCAGGCAACAGCGCCGCGCCCGCGCCGCCGGCCCGCACTACGCCTGCCAAGCGCACCATTGCTTGGCTAGCGGAATCGTGCGCGCTTCGGTAGGCGTCGGAGTCCAGGCCCCGCACACGAATCCAACCGACGACTGCGCCGGATTCGTCTTTTACGTCTAGCTTGACGCCTTCGTTGTGTCTCTTGCGCGTAAACAGTTCTTTTATTTGCATTGGAAGCCTCCCGTTGCAATTTGGTCGCTAGGCGTGCGCAGTGCGCGTGAGCGTCAATTGCGATGCCGATGTAGCATCGTAGTATGACTCGAACGACAGCGACACAGGGATCGAAGTGTCGCCTTTGACGTCAGGCATGCCGCTTGTGAACTTGAGGGCAGGCACAGTGATCAACTGCGTATTCCCCGCGACGTCAACCAGCGTGAGCCCGAGCGCTTTTTCAGTCTCGCCCAAGAAGGCATCAATCAGCACGCCTGCGCCAGTGTCGAGCCACACTTCAAGCGCGCCGCTTGTCTTGATCACGCGGCTATCAGGTTGCAGCGTCGTCACGCCGTTTGCAGTGAAGCGTGGTTGCAACTGGCGGTCGAGATCAAGAGACAGCGCCGTAACGATTCCCAGCGATGCGCCGCCGACGGTAAAAGATGCATCCTTGAATGCCAACGCCTGATTCGTGCTCGCCGCCGCATAGGTTGAACCGGCAATTGCAGTGCCTGCCCGCGTGACGTCTTTGCAGACGCCTGAGAAGTCAGCAGCAACAAGCTGATTGCCTGCGACTTTGAGAGCTAGCTTGGAAAACTCGACGCCACTGAAGCGATGAAACGGGTTTTCGCCAGATCCGAGATCTGAAAAATACTCCTCGACGCAGAAGGATCGGCGCGTTCCGCCTGTCTTCAGGACATCGCCCGTCCACGTGCCACCGAAAAGCGCTTCAAGCCAAACGTCGTAGGCACCGTAGCGCATCCAATCCGACAGCGCAAAGGTACCCTTGCGCGTGCCTTGGCGAACGCCGACGCGGTGAAAGTCACCCCTGATCGTGTCGTCCTCAAGCGTGTCCGTGTCGACCTTACAGCCGCCACTGCGGACAAGCATCGTTGAGAAGGCAGGCGCCGCGCCCGCGCCCGCACCATAAGAAGCCTCGGCAATAATCGCCATTCTTCGCGCTGCACCTGTAGCCATTGTGATCCTTTCAGCGCGAAATGCGCGCTTCCCATTCGATTGTGATTATTGATTTGAAATAGCTGCCGTCTTTGCGCGACGGTCCCGGCCCACAAGAGCGAATAAGTACCGCCTGATCGCCACTGTTGAGCCAAGTTCCTGCAACAAAAGACGCGCGAAAAGTATCGACGGCCGCCGCCGCCGCATTGTTGCCTGTTTCGAGCGCAAAATACAAATCAATTTGCGTGATGCCCGGCGTGACGTCGCGCCCGTGCTGCCCTAGCGTGTCCACAGATGTGCCTGCAGGCAAGTGGAACACTTCTGCGTAAGGTTCTCCGTCAGGCTTGATTGTAGGCCCGTTAGGCCACTGCACAAGCCACGCGGCAAGCGGAGTTGCAAGCTGCACTTCAAGTGCGAGTTGTGCCGCTGCGTAGCTCACAAGCCCCCGTCTCGCACCGCTTGGTTGATCAACTGGCCAACCTCGGCCATGCTCACACGCACCATACCGTCAGGCGCTTTAACACTGCTGTGTCCTTCGTACTCAATGACAATCACATAAGGCGCGTTGTTACTGAAATAGAATGTTTCGTCACCTTTCAACGTCGCCAGCACGTCAAGTGCCAGCTTCTTGCTGAAAGCGCCGTCTTTCGATGCGCGCGGCACTTCGTCAAACTCGGCGGCGCCTACGCTTGGCTGCCAGTTGCCTTTTAGATACCCGCTGAGCACGGGCGTTCTGTCGATGATTCGCAGACATAGATTGCCAATGAAGATTAGCCGCGTGTTCTCGACGGCTGCAATTGCCTCGTCGGCAAACTTCTCTATGTCGAGCGCGAAACTCACTTTGCCACCATGATGTTGTAAGTGAGTGGCACCGTCGCAGGAGTGCAACCATTCACGCCTTTGATCGGCCAAACCGCGCCATCAATGACGGCTTCGTCTTGCGGCATCGGCGCGAACGTCTGCCCAACAGCCTCAATCACAAAAAAGCGAAGTTGCTGAATGACAAGCGACTCTGCCTTGATTTGCGATTCAAACATCTGCAAACCCTTCGCAGCGGGCAACTCTACTGCGTAAGGCGTTGCTGTTAACGTAGGATCGCCTTTTGTGATCGCGCCTGTGCTGCTGTTGCGCGAAGCCGCGTAGCGATTGATCGTGATCGCGCGGCCTGCCTGCTTTACCAGCTTTTGCGCTGTTGCAGCTAGTGCGCTGTAATTCATATGCGCACCGAAATACCAAATCCTACGGATTCGCCGCCAAGCAACAGCGGCGCAAGCAATTTGCGCGCGGCTGTCAACTGCGGTTGTGGATTGCTGTCGCCATGATCAGCGTACTTAATATCCACAGCGCCTTCCACACGCTCCTCGACTACAACACGCCCGTCGCCAATCGGCGTCAGCGTGCCGAGTGCATACACGTCGCAAGCAAGCTGCGCCTGCGCCTTCGGCAGCACATCGGGAATCTCGTTTGTGGCCACGGGGAAGCCGTCAACGCTGACGCCAGATCGCGGCCATTGTAGCGACTGCGCAGCGGACAGCTTGCTGCCTTGAAACTCCGCGCGTAGCGCTTCGATGTAGTCGAGCGCTTTAGTCAGCAGCACTTCGACGTCACCCGTAAGCGCGGGCAGTGTAATACCGCGAGCCGCTGCAAAAGCGCGCGTGTCACTGACGGAAACGTAGCTGTTAGCTGCGTCCGGGAGGCTTCCATCTTCTACCGTCAGTGACACGCGCAAATCCTCCTGTTAGCGGCGCTGTCTGTTCTTCAGCGCGTCGGCTTCCGTCTGCGCCTTTGCTTCCGCTTCCGCCTGCGCCTTCGCATCAACGTCTGCTTTTGTCGACACGATCTTGACGTTGGGCAGTTTGCGGTAGCGCTCAGGCACAGCGCCCGCCAGCGTGCATTCACCCACAGGCAGCGATCCGTGCTTCTTGGCGTTGCGGAATGCGGTCATACCAAGCGCCTTCGCTTGCGCAAGCTCGTCCTGCGTCGGGATCGCTCCCGCCGCGAAGAAGATGTTTCGGGATTGTTCTGCTTTCTGCATGATCGGGCCTCTTCTGTTTGATGTGATCGCCGGTTGCGCTTGTTAGTTGAAAGCGTCCGGCTTGATCGGACTGCTGGGATTGTACACGGTGTAAATCGATGAGCCGCTGTCAACGCCGCCGTCGCGGTAATTCGGTGGGATTGCCACGCCCGCAACATAGTCCGTCGCCTCACGCGCGCGATTTCTAGCCTCAATGCTGTTGCGCACTCGCACCACGTAGGGCGCGGCGGCCTGCGCGTTC